GCGTGGAAGCAGCGAAGAAGCTTGTGGGAGTGGAGACGCTGTTTGTCGCAACGTTGAAAGACGAACCACGACCTTTGGCGAAAGTCGAAGAATGTAAAACGCGAGTTTTCCAGGTTGGACCCGTTGACTTGTCCCTTGCAATTCGACAGTACTTTGGAGCGTTTATTTCTGATGCTCAAAGTGACCCGGTCAATGGAGAAATTGCGATTGGGATTAATCCCTGTTCCCCCGATTGGAATGCTCTGTACACTCGCCTGAGAAAGAAGGGTGGTGGCTTTGTTGCCGGTGATTACAAGGATTACGACGCTTCGCTGTCTTACCAGCTTGGCCTGGCTTTCCTTCGAGTTGTCGAGAATTATTATCAACACTCAACAGAAGAAGAGCGAAATGTGCGAAAAACACTCATTACGCAGTTGTTTAACACAACGCAAGTCGCGTGTGACACTGTGTTTGAAACGTGGCAAGGAAATCCTAGTGGAGATGCTTTGACTACAGTCATCAATTGTGTCATCAACATGATACTCATGAGGCTTGCGTACACAGAAATTACGGGCATGACGCCTGCGAAATTTGTGGATGACGTTGCCTTTACGTGTTATGGTGATGACCATGTGTTGGGAATCACTGAACGAGCGCGGGAGAAAGGCTTTGGCATGATCGCCATTTCTGAGTACTTTGCCAAGTTTGGCATAACCTACACTGATACGGACAAATCGGATATTCATTCCAATTTTACGGAGGATAAGAATCTCAGCTACTTGAAGAAGCGCTTCCATTTCTCGAAAGAGATTGGATTGGTCGTGGCTCTGCCGGATTTGCGAGAGTGCATGGATTCTTTGCACTGGATTCGAACGGATATTACAAATGCGGAGGACATGTTGAGTCGTTGCAACTCTGTTCTTATGGAAATGGCAGGCTATGGACGCCAAAGTTTCAGGTGGGTGCGGCGTTACTTTCATAAGTGGACGCAGTATGCACGTGAGACAACTGGAGTCATCGTGCCTGTGGAAAAGCTCTTCACGTTTGATTACGTGATGAAAATTCAATATCCGGATCAGGAGATAATGACAATTGACTCGAAGGATGATTTGTTGATGTCCGCACTGATTCCCATTGCAGAAGGATGGCTGTGTCAAACTCATGAAG